GTCCAGGTCTGCTTTCCTTCTACATCCCTTGTCCCATTCTTCCCGTTTTCCCGTCGGCACCATGGCCATTACGGTCACCGTCGATGAGTGGGCGGTTTTCGTGTGGACTGCCAAGCTGCTTGCTTCCGCCCTCGCCTGTCTCATAATCAGGTCGGGCGTCATCCAGCGGGGAGTTCGCTTGACGATCAGCCTCTTGCGTGCGGAGGCCTCGGCCCTTCTTTTCGTGGCTAGGTACGTGATTGACTGGGTCTGTCTCAAGACCGAGTATGGTGCTCAACCTTTTGTAAAGCTCGAGACGGGTTTTGTTAACATGGGCGATAAGGTGTTTTATAGGTGCCCGACCGATTTAGCTTTGTATAGCGTTATCCCTAAGACGGCAGTTTTGGAGGGAGGACAATTCCGAATCAAAGATTTCGGTTTCCAGGCTATCAGTTCAGGCAAGGTTGCGGAATCAGCGCTTTACGGCTCTGAGCCCATCCAAACCCGGACCATGTGGCCTGCGGAGATTGTCTTCGTTTATTCGCTGCAGGAAAAGGGGTGGCATTACATCGGTTGTGGCTGGAGGGAGGGCAGGTTTCTCATCACGGCTGCTCACGTGCTTACAGCTTCCGTGGGCGCCCCGGTCTGCTTTTCCAAGGACGGGAAGCAACGTTTTGTGCCTCGGTACGGCTTCGTATTGCATTTTGCCAAGGAGTCGTATGAGAAGTGCACTGGTTACGATGTTGGAGCCTTCGAGATGTGCATGTCGGATTGGTCTCTCCAGGGCGCTCACAGCGTTAAGCCTTCTATTTACAGCGCTACCGCTATGGCCCGGATTGAGATATTCGGTAGGGACTACGACAACGTCCTCAGGGCGGGTGTCGGGAACTTGCTGCCGGCCAACGACAAGCAGAAGCGAGCTGGTATTGTTCCGCACACGGCCTCTACTATGAAGGGGTTCAGCGGGAGTCCCGTTCTCGCCTTCGGCCCGTCTGGCACGAAGATTGTCGGCGTTCACATCGCAGGAGATTCGGCTTGCATGGAGAACTACATGGCTTCCATTCACGAGGTTCACTACTTGCGAAGGAAGTTGGGGTTGATTCCAGAGCCTGAGCTCATCTGCGAGGTTTCGCCTGGCATGAGGCAAGTGCAGTACGACCGCCACGAGGAAGAAGACGATTCGGACGCCGAGTCCGACAAGGTCGTTCTAATGACCGATCTTGGCAAGGCCAACAAACACGGTGGCACTTTCGGGTTCTACGACTCTCATCGAGAGCCTGAGTGCGCCTTGGATGCTTCGCCTAGCGTCGTCCCTGTCCCCGCCACTCCGTCTGTTTGGTTAGGCCCTCGCGTCGAGGAGGAGTCCGCCTGTCCGGTTTCGGTTGGCGCTGCGAAGCCTAAGCAGTCTGCGGCAACGTGGGCTGCCCGGGTCCTCGCTCCTGTGCCCGAAGCATCCGAAGTCGATTTGGAGGACCCTTCTCCCGCCGTCGACGCCCCCCTCACCCCCCCTGCTCCCGGCCCTGAGCCAGAGTTGGAGGACGTTACCCACCTCCACCCCCCGGCAGCGCCGGGGCTCGAGGAGGTGTTGGAGGGAGTCATGGCTGAGCCGGACGAGTACGTGAGCGATTCGTCTGCAGATCTAGGCGACCTCGCTGCTGAACCCGCTGGGTTGAAGCGGATTAAGGCCAAGATGCCAGCAGGCATTGGACGGTTCCTCGGCATGACTGCCTTCGCGGGCGCGGTCATTGTGTCCGCCCCTGGGAAGTGCATTCAGTTCGATTCCGAGTGGCTACGGTGTGAGCCGGCCCATCTTAAGGCTGCCTCAGAGGCCGATTATCATGAGATGATGGCCCACCCCTCGTTTGCTCGCTACAAGGAGTACATGGGCGCTGCGCGCGTTACCGCTGCTTCTGAGGCGCGCACGCTGCAGGGCGTGGATGGCCGTGACCTTGCCCGTCTTTTCGGGGAGGGCGTCTCCAATCGCGCTAAGAGGAGTGCCTTGCGCCGTCTTCCACAGAAGTTCATCGATGCCGTTGGCTCCCTTGGCCTCGACCTTAAGAAGTACACTTCTTGGGTTATGCCCCCTTCTTCCCCCGAAGCGATGGAGCACTCCCTCGGCCTGCAGCTAAGGAAGTCATGCAGTCCCTGCTGGCCTGAGGAGACGCGTAAGCAGTTCGAGGTCAAAGCAGGACCGGAGTATGAGAGTTTTATTAACGAAGTCGCGAAGTACCCCGCGAATAAGTTCGACGCTTTCAAGAACATTCACTCCAAGATCACGAAGTTTGTCTTGGGCCTTGATGGAGACAAGTCGGCGGGCTGGTCCCAGCATTTCCTCCCCGGCACGAAGCGGAATTGGCAGACGACCGAGGGTCTCGCCCTCGCGTCCTACCTAACACGCTGTCGGCTGTTGTTGAGGTTGGCTGTCGGCCCTGACACTATGGCTCTCATGCGCCCTTCACAGCTCGTGGAGGCAGGATTGGCAGATCCCCGCGTCCTCTTCATCAAGGACGAGCCCCATGGACAGGACAAGGCGGACACGGGCCGCTGGCGCCTTATTTGGGGGGCGTCTTTGGTGGATGTTTGCACGGCGAGCGTTACTTGTAGGCGCCAGGATAAACTGGATATCCGCCAGTATCAGGGGGGGCCTTATGAAGGCGGCCATCAACAGGCCGCGGGATTAGGCCATCACGACGATGGAATCCAGAGGCTGTGCCGGGAGTTCGAACGCCTGGAGAAGACCGGCAAGGAGGTCTTTGATGCTGATGCGTCCGGTTGGGACATGTCGGTGAACAGAGACTCCCTTTATGCTGACGCTCTCCGGAGGGTTCTGCTCTACGAAGGCCACGCGAAGGCCATTTTCGAGTCGCTTGCCATGTGCGAGGCTGCTGCCAACAGCGCACACGTTGTGGCAATAGGAAGTTGTTTGTGGGAGATTTTGAAGCCCGGTATCACTGCCAGCGGCATTCTTTCCACGACAGCCCAGAACTCCTTTATCCGCGCGCTCCTTTATGCGTTCTGCAAGATCGAGTGCGTGGTTGCTGGCGACGACGGTGCTGGTGCTCGTATTCCAGGCACCGACCACGTCCAGCAACTTGCGGCGTACGGGCCCATTGAGAAGGCGGTGAACGTTTACGACCCGGCCGTAGGCCTGGAGTTCACGTCACATCGCTGTGTCAAGGACTCGAAAGGCGTGTGGAGCGCTCGGTTTCTCAATCTTGGGAAGGCGTGTGCTCGGCTCGCTTTCGCTGACAAGGTAAAGGAGGATTCCATCGCGGGCATCCTTTACTGCATTCGGAACTGCCCCGAGGATATTGCCATCTTCACTTCGTTGTGTGAGAAGATGTCCTGGCCCATTGCAGGGGTCAAGGCAGCTTTCCTGCCGCTGGAGGATTAGGGTCCTTCCGGCTTTAATTAGTTCCTAGAAACTCACGGCGCCAAAACCCTAAACAGCGCCCCCGAAGTCCCGGGTTCTGTGAGTGGGCAACAAAATCGCGCAAGATAGCGCTTCGCCGCACAGGCGTTATTCTTTCTTTAGCTTCCGCTACTTGCGGTTAGTTCGGCCTTACGGGCTGTGTTATTAGCTTTCGCCGCAGAGGCGTTATTAGCTTTCGGCGTACCGCCGTTGTTCTTCTAGGCTTCACGCTCAATGGCGCCGGCCAAGAAGAAGTCTCCTCCCCCACCTCCTCGGAAGGAGCGTCGGGCCCCTCAACCCAAGAAGAAGGCTCAGGTTCCTCGTGCTCGTAAGGTCGTGGGCCCCTTGGCCATGCTGCATCCTCGTATAAGTTCCGCCCATTTCACCAGTCCGTCCTTGGCCGCCACCCCCTATGTGGTGGTCCGGGATAAGGTGACATTCACGGACCTCAAGGACACCAGTACGTACAAGGTGGCTATGGTCTTCGGCGCTTTCAAGGACATCGTGACTCGGGATGAGCAGTGCTGC